GGGGGAGCTTGCTTGCTTGTTTGTCCCGCCCACCCGCCCGCCCAGCCCTGGGCCCAGGAACGCCGTAGTGGGATATACCAAAGCACACATCAGAAAGGTTTGTGGTAAACACCTTTCTGATGTGTGCTTGCTTGCTTGCTTGTTATTTATATTTAGATCCAAACGCCAGCCCCCAGGAACGGGGTAGATGATGGGCTCTTGCTTGCTTGTTTGTTCTCGATTGGCCCTGGAAGCCTGGGAACGGTACAACGCAGTGGGCATAAAAAAAGAGAGGGCATTTCTGCCCTCCCTTTCCACTTAGGAGAAGTGTTCAACAAATCTGAAAGCCACCTGAATTTTTGACAAACTCTACAAACTCCTCAACATTCTCAACTGAAAATGGATAGTTTCTGTTAAAGTCGTCCTCAGGCAACGCCTCAAGATGAGCCTGACGCTCTTCTTCGTATTTCTTTACTCCTCCTACTTTGAGCAAGAAAGTTAAACGCTCAACAATTTTCTCGGCTGTTTCTTCGTCTATTTCATGCCCTGAATTATGATGACCATGTTCATTATCTTCTTCTGTCATGAAATCACCACAAGAAAGACAAACAAAGTCCCAAAGTGGATGCCACCACCAAACATTATTTCTAAAATAATATCCAGGATTTTCAGTCTCCCATTCTGCTTTGGCTTCAAAATAAGCGTCTGTTTCCTCTCGGCTTGGCTTTGAGTCCCAATCTATTTTTGGGGGTTCAGATTTAAGCTTTGGGTTTAATCCAAATACGTCCATTCCCATTACAGCACCTCCACAATATCGTCAACATAAACGCTACCAATCTCGTCAAACATTCCGACATCAGAACCTTTGACATCAACAAGCAAGACCTTTTTGAGTCCTCTGCCTTGCTTAATGCTTTCAAGAGCAGTTGCCCTTGTTGGAACACCTAGCTGTTTGGTAATCAGCTTCGTTCCTTTTTTTATGGTTTCCAGATTTTTAATCATCTTCTTCTCCATTAGTTAAACAAAGGTATATTCTATACCACCTGTCCCATACAAGCAAGCACATGAGCCATTAATTTTTTATCGGTTAACGATTGCCAAAGGCTTAAAATTAATGGCTCATGTGCTTGCTTGCTTGTTTGTTCTAGTTTGGATCGCCAGCTTCCCTGGCTTGCTTGCTTGCTTGTCCTGACTCCCAGCCCAGCTTCCTGGTTCCAGGTCTGACCTGACACAAAAAAAGAGAGGGCATTTCTGCCCTCCCCTTGGTTCGTGGTTTGTTTTGACAATGCAACACGCTGTTTATTCGTAGGCATTGGCTACACGAACCTAGTGTCGTGACTCGTAGCAATACTCGTTCCAGAGTTGCTCAACCACTGACATTACAAGAACCTCACCGAACCTAGACACAGAGGTTTGCATCACTCTATCGAAACACTCCTCGATAGTATCGCATTGGATGTGATGTTCCACCTCCTGCTCTATTTCCATTAACATATCTTTAGTCGCCATCTTCTTCTCCATTTAGCCATTCTTCGCGAACAGCATCATTAAAAACTTCCTCACACTCAAAGATTGCACTTTGCAACTTATTAAGCTGAACTCTTACGTTGTCCAGTGCCTCATCCATTTCCTCAGCTAAGCCATGCTTTTCAGCAAGATTTGCCAGCTTGGATTGAATATCAAGAGTGTCGATATACTTCGCATCCCTAGTAATGCCTTGACTTTCTGTCAAGGCACTCTCTAATTCCCACAACTTACTCATGATAAATACTCCTGATGTGTGATAACAATTGGACCATGCTCTGCCTCGTGGTCCTCAAGCAAAGGTGTATGCTCCTGTATCTGACCATTGGCAATGTACACAACACCATTAATAATTAGACTGGTGCAATTAGGTTCTATAGCTTTCGCTATTGCTACATTGTTGTTATTAACAATGTCGATTTTTAGTTTCATATACTTCTCCTTAGTTAATTGATATAAAAACTATATCTATATTACACGAAATATCTTATATGTCCAATCTTTTCGCGTGTGTGTTCGGCTCGGCTCGCTTCGCTCGCCTTCGCTCGTTGGGGGGGATAGGCCCTTGGTTATAGAATGAAAGTAAAAGCATATTATTTAAACATACAGGCGAAGCCCATAATATCTTTTACATTGAATCTATAACCAAGGCCCTATCCCCCCCAACGAGCGAAGCGAGTGGGTTGTATATAGAAGAAAAAAATAGACATGGAGAGAATAT